AAGCATATAATACGGCTTTTGATTATGCAGGTGATAAGGATGAAGGGGTTTCAAAATTTGCTTTATCAAAAACATTCAATTATACAACGTCAATAGATATGTTGAGATTAGAAAAATTAATACAAGCCCAAAATAAAAGAGAATTAAAGAAATTAATGGAGCAAATACCAACTGACAGATTAGAAGAAATTAGCGATGCTATTGAAAGTTTTATATCAACTCCTAATGCTATGGCTATGGCAGAATGGTATAAGAATTCAACTAGGGATTTACCTTTTGCTAATGAATTAGATAAGGCTTTATTAAAATTAGTTGTTCAGATGGATATAGGAACATTGGCTATAATGGAAGGTTATGACGGTTTATATGTTCGTGATATGGAATATATGGTAATATTTAATCGTACGAAAATGATTATTGATGATGAAACAGGAAAGAAATGGAGGTTAAAAAATGAACATTAAATTAAGCCGAGAATTAGGGGATTTATATGCTCATAGATGCTTTTTTATCAGTCCATTAGAATACAATAATTTAATGGCAGAATTTGAAAAATACGATAATGAATCAGAGTTACCAAACGAGTTAAAGAATCATTTGAAAATAGCAAGAAAGAGAAGAAAAGAATCAAAAAACATTTTATCTAATGGTAATGAAAATAACTTTTTTATAATAAGGGATATTGTTGATGAAATATTGAAAGAAAGGGGAATTAAATGAAATTTATTCAATCGAGCTATAAGGGTAATGAGGTTATAATATACCCGTTAGGCGATTGGCATTTAGGGAGCGAACATTGTAATGAAAAATTGATTGACAAACAAATTGAAGAAATAAAGAACACAAAAAACGCAAGGGTAATATTAATGGGTGATATTGCGGAGAGTTCAACAAAGGAAAGTGTTGGGGCAGGGGTTTATGAACAAAAGGAAAACGCACAGCAACAAATAATGAAAGCTAAGAATAAGTTATTTGATATAAAACATTTAATTGATGGAGTTGTTACAGGGAATCATGAAGAAAGAATTTATAAACAAAGTGGATTTGATTTAAGTTATTACCTTTGCCAAATATTGAGCATTGAAGATAAATATATGCGTTATCAGGGTGTTGTAAATTATATATTAAACAAGCGTTCTTTTAATATAAGTGTATGGCATGGGGCAGGCGGTGGAGGTAGCGCAGGAGCTTCATTAAACAAGTTACAGAAGCAAAGCGAATATATATTGGCTGATGTTTATTTAATGGGACATGTTCACAAAAGGCAAGCTCACACAAAGACAATGTACGTTCCCGATGTAAGAAATAAAAAAATTGATAAGTTAGAACAATATTTTATTGTTACAGGTTCATCCTTGATATATGAAAATTCATATGCTGAAAGTGCAGGAATGACACCGAGCCAAATAGGATTTACTAAGATTAAGTTATCTTCATCCCTAGAATATAATCGTAATGATAAAATAAATGTTACAAGATATAGAGATAAACAAATAAATATTGAATTATAAGGAGGAGATATTGTGAGTTCAGTTCCAATGAATAACAGCATTCAAACAAGAGGATTCGCCCGTAAAGTTATGGAGTTTGAACACAGCAAAATTCATGATGAACGCGGTTATGATGTGGACATTGAATTTACACTAACAGGCACAGCGTCAACTTATTTTCATATTGAAACATCGGAATTTAAATGCCACCTTAAAGACTTTGAACTTACTACAAATAAGCCAGAGGTTAAGGCATGGCTTTATATCAATCCTACAGTTGCAAAGTCCACGAGTCCGCAACAAATAACAGTTTATAATAGTGACCACAATTCGGTGAATGAAAGCAGTTTAAAAATTTACACCAATTCAACGATTACAGCCGAAGGAACAAAAAGAAAAATTTATTATGTAGTAGGCTCAATAGGTCAGGGACAAACTTCCGCGGGTTCTCAAAATGCTTATGATAATTGGGAATTCATCACAAAACAAAATGAAAATTATTTATTAAAAATAGAAAGAATTGTTGCAAATGGTAACACAACAGGTTTATTACGTTTAAAATATTATGAGGAAATGTAAGGAGGTTAAGTTATGCCCATACCAAGACCAATGCAAACAGAAGATGAAGAACAATTTATGATTAGATGCATGCGCGACACCGTAATGATAGAAGAATTTAACAAGTTAGAACAGCGTTTTGCCGTATGCAAAATACAGTGGGATGGTTACGAGTTTGAAGAAGAAGAAAACGAAGCAGAAGAAGAAGCGCAACTAAAAGAATTAATAGAGCGTATCAGAAAACAGACTAATTTCCCGCAACAAGGCGATGACGAAACCGTTAGTTTGCAAAACAGTAAATACCAGTTATTTCCGCTAGACTTTTCAGAACGAATTAAGACCAAATATCCAGAAGTATGGAAATTGGGCGGCAACATCCTAGGTAATGAACAGTACCGACATCTAACAGAAATCCGAACAAACGATATTGCAACAGAAGATTTAACACCACGACAAGAGGAAGCTATAAGGTTACGAGAAGCATGGAGTGCACGACATTTTGAAGATTTTCGACCAGCGGGGGTAATGGCTCAGATAAAATGGCAAACAGTTGGTTCGAGAGGATTGGAATACATGAAGAAGCTAATGAATGAGGAAATCAAAAAACGATATGGAGATGAGGAATAATGGACTTTAAAGCCATTAAATTTGAAACAAAGGCTTTAAGTGATAATGAATTTGAAGGTTACGCAAGTTTTTTTAACAACATTGACGCATACGATGACATTATCGAGCGTGGCGCATTTAAAAAAACCATTGCAGAAAACCGCGGTAGGGTTAAGGTACTATGGCAACATGATGCCGCGGAGCCGATAGGCATACCGAAAGAAATGATTGAGGATGACAATGGTTTATACGTCAAGGCGAAAATAAGCATGACGGACACAGGCAAAAAAGCAATGACACTTATACGCGATGGAGTCATAACAGAAATGTCCATCGGTTATGATGTGGTTAAAGATGATTATAAAATGATGGGAAGCCGCAGAGTAAGAATGCTTAAAGAGGTGCGTTTGTGGGAGTTTAGTCCCGTAACATTCGCCGCCAATGATAAAGCGAAAATCATGAAAATGCGTAGTTTGCTAGAAAACGTTAAAAATGCTAATATGGATATGGTAATTGAATATATCAAATCACTTGACAATCAGCCGCTACCAAGCACTGAGGATATCGAGCCGAATACGATAATTGAAATCATAAAAAAGTTGAAAGGTTGATGCGGAATGTCTATCAATGAAGTTCAAAAAGCCATTCAAGACGCAATTCAAAATGGCGTAAGCAAAGAAGATTTGAAATCTCTTGAAGTGAAATTTATGGAGATGCTTGACCAACGAAACAACGACCAAAAAGACGTTGATACAATGTTCGCAAAGTATCAAACAGAAATGGAAACAAAGCTCGCTAACTTGCAAGCAAGTCAGGCAAAAGCGGGATTTGTTGGAGTGCAAAAAAAGGATTCATTCGGTGAGTTCCTTGTAAAAGTTCGCAACAATGATGCAGAATTGAAGGCTTTCACTCGTAAGAATCTAGTTGAAAACACAGGCGATTTAGGCGGCTTTTTAGTTCCGGATGAATTTTTAAACGAAGTGCTCCGAGTGCAACTTGAAGAAACTGTAGTTCGCCGCAATGGCGCTAGAGTCATCCCGATGAATTCGCCTATTATGAAAATCCCTGCTTTGAACATGGCTTCAAACGCTAGCGGTTCGTTGTTCGGTGGAGTCACAGCGTACTGGAATGGCGAAGCGGCAGAAAAAACAGAATCGAATCCAAAATTTAAGCAAATCACGCTTGAAGCAAAGAAGCTCATCGGTTACGTTGAAAGCTCCGATGAATTAATTGATGATTCGATTATTTCGATGGGGCAGTTGCTCGCAGATGTATTCAGCCAAACTATCGCGTTTGAAGAAGATGCCGCTTTTCTCACAGGCAACGGCGTTAACAAACCGCTTGGAATCATTGATGCACCAGCAACCGTAACCGTCGCAAGAACAACAACAGGAAGCGTTACAACTGTGGACTTGGTTAATATGCTTGCTAGATTCTACCGCCGCGGTGGAACGCCAGTATGGGTTATTAATCAGAGTGTATTGCCTGACATCTACAAACTAAAAGACGAAAACAGCAATTACATTTTATTGCCTGGATTTAACGGGAATATCAGCACAGCGTTACCAACAACAATTTATGGTATCCCAGTTGTAGTTACCGAAAAAGTACCTGCAAAAGGTTCTATCGGTGATATTATGCTAGCGGATATGAGATATTACTTGATTGGCGACCGTCAGCGTTTGACAATTGAGGAGAGCATGCATGTTAAGTTTAAATTTGATGAGAAGGCATGGAGATTTGTTCAGCGTGTAGACGGTCAACCATGGTTAGATTCAGCAATCACACCAAGAGCAGGCGGAAGCACTATCAGCCCGTTTGTTACTCTTGGAAATTTTAGCGCTTAAGAAAGGGGATAACTGACAATGCAAAGAATTTCCGAAAGCAACCTTATTACTAGTGCTATTGTCGCGACAGCATCAACAGTAGCAGTATCATCGTCAGAGTTAGTTGATATGAGAGACTTCACCGAGTATTTAGCGGTCATCTCTCAAGGCGTCGCAACAACAGCAGGGGTTATTACCGTATCGGTGTGGGAGTCCACCGCCTCAACATGGTCAGGCGCGGTAGCTACTAAGCTAACAGAAATCACAGGCGCATCGCAAACAGCGTCTAGATTCCTAACAATTTCGGTTCTTGAATCAGCAATAACAGAAGGCGACCGTTATTTAGGGGTATACGTTCAAAAGGCAGACACAGCCAGCGGAATTGCGGCAATTATTGTACGCGATGGAGACAGATATCTAGGTTAATAGTGTTGGCGTGGATAGATTGCGCAATCGAAAAGCGGTTTCCCTGCCGTTTCCGCGCCTTATAAGGGATAACATTAAGGGAGATGTTAATATGACAAAAGTGCTTATAGGCATTCCGATTCACCGCCCAATTGAGTTTAAAGTATTTGAGAGTTTTATTAGAGCTACAAACTTAAGACGCGAACATGAGTTTAGCTTTTGTATGGTCAGCAATTCGCTCATCTATGACGCTCGCGAGTACATTGCAACCGAATTTTTAAAAAGCGATTGCGAGTTTCTCATGTTCATCGACAGCGACATGACTTTTCATCCGCAGTCAATTGATTTTTTATTGAGGCATAACTTGGAGTTTGTAACCGCAAAAGCGTTTAAAAGGGTTAAACCATATCAACCATGTTTTTATACAAAGTTCGAGTATAAAGACGGCGTCCCTGAACTTGAAGCGCCTGCACAGTATGGCGAAGGGTTGTTGCCTATAGAAGGTGCAGGGCTAGCGTGCGCACTCATAAAACGTTCAGCATTTGAAAAGATTCAACCTTCTTACTTTTTTCCTTTGCCGAATGTGGGCGAGGATTTAACATTTTGCTTAAAGTTAAAAAATGCAGGCGTTAAAATGTATTGCGACACTACATTGCAATTTGGTCATCTTGGACATACCGAAATATTCGAAAAAGACTTTGTTGAGGAATATGCGAAGTTGGTGCAAGCGCAGAAGGTGGAGTCATGAAAATCCTTATAGGCTCGCCCGTAAAACAAGATGAAACCATTTTTAAATACTATCTGCAATCATTGGCGAGTTTGAAATGCGAACATGAAATAGATTGGTTCTTTATATTACACAATTCGCCCGAGCTTAAAAAATTTTTAAATAGTAATCAGTATGAGGAATTTACGAATAAAACGCAATACGAGGTAAACAGTACTCACCATTGGAAAAAAGAAAACTTAAAAGATGTTACAAATATGAAGAATTATTTGTTGCACAAAACGATTCAAGAAGGTTATGACTACTTTTTTCTAGTGGATTCCGATATCATCTTGCATCCAAAGACTTTACAGCATTTAATCATGCAGAATCAGCCGATAATATCCGAGATATTTTGGACTGCATGGAATCCCGGCGAGGAGCCGTTGCCGAACGCATGGGATTATGATTTTTACGGTTATGCAAAAGAAAAGGATTGGCGCAAGTACAAGCAAAAGGAAATATGGAAGGTTGGCTATAGCGGAGCATGCATATTGATTCGCCGTGATGTGATTGAGTCAGGCGTTAACTACTCACCGATTCATAACGTATCGTTCAGCATGTGGGAAGATAGAGCATTTTGCATACGCGCCGCGGTGCATGGGTTTCAAGTTACGATGGACACACATTATCCAGCTACTCACCTTTACCGCAAGGAGGATGTACAAAAGTATGAAATACATCGTCAAACACAGATTCCACAGCAAATCAGATGATAAAAACTATTTAGCAGGTCAAGAATACGAAACACATGACATCGAGCGGGCAAAGTATTTAGCAAATCTTGGTTTATTAGAATATGAAATAGATGAAATTGACTATGAAACCAAAGTCATAAAGACAAGGGGGAGGAAACGTGCTAACAGAGAGTTGGATTAGTCAATTTGTTACAGTCTCCGAAACCGAGCCAACATATGAGCCAGTTACCGTAAATGAAGCTAAAAACTATTTTAAAGTAGATGACACAACGGATGATGCTTTAATTGCTCAAATCATTAAAACCGCAAGGAAAATGATTGAAACTCACGCATCTTTGACATTTCATCAACGAACAGTAACACAAAAGCAAACAGGTGGCGTTGATTATATTGACGCTTTAAGACTACCAGCAAACACAGTATCATCTATAACCTTTGCGCGCGACTTTGACAGCACGCCCGAAACATTGGATGCGTCAAGTTACAGACTTGCAGGAAATCGGTTTTATCATGAGAGCAGAGAATTTATACAAGGTCGCGATGCCGATGGTTATGTGATAACCTATACCGCGGGCATGGTTGCAGATGCCACTCCAAGCACGTTAAAAAGTGATTTAAAAACAGCTATTTTAAGGGTTGCGGCGTTTCTTTATGAAAATCGCCAAGAGTATGCGCAAGGATGGAGCGAGCAAGGATTTTCCGTAAATTATGATATTATGAAAAGTGAAATTAACCGCATTGTAAATCCTTATGCAAGTGCTAAGGGGATTTTCTAATGCTTACAATATTGCGAAACCGCATAACAATACAATCACTCACAACAACAGCGAGTGGCGGAGGAACATTTATAGAAACATGGAGCACAGTTAGCACAGTATGGGCAAATGTGCAAGGGATAGCAAAAGAAGAAACTCGTTTTGACAAAATACAACAAATCGACCAATACACAATACGAATGAGGAAACGCGATATAAGCAATCAAAACAGATTAATCTATAAAGGACAAACATTAGAGATTGAATCTGTATTAGACGAAACGCAACAAAGCAAGATGATGACAATTAAAGCGAGGGCGGAAATATGAGCATTCAAATGACCGTCACGAACGTCAATGATTTGCAAAATGAATTAAATAATCTTGAAGATAAATTAAAAAAAGAAGTATATGAAACTATCATTGCGATGAGTAGGGTGGAAATTGAAACCGTAGCAAAAA